TAGGTGTTACCAAAAATCTTTTTCCACTAGAAAAAGATGATGTAGCATATTTTCTTGTATCATCATAATCAACTTTACCTGCAACATCTAGCTCTATGTTTCTTATAAATTGTCCAATAATCGTATCTGTTAAAACATTACTATCTACTTCAGTAAAATTTCGAACCTGTGTTAAAAAATCTGAAAAACTTATAGCCATTATGTTATACTCACTGTTACGTTACCTAAAGTTGAAATTAATTCTCTTCTTCTGTTTTGTAAAGAAGGATCAGCTGGTTTCATAGTACTTATCACTACACCACTCGTAGTAAGTGCGGCTCCTGGTTGAGCTGTTATAAAAGCAAAATCACCTGGTAAACTTAAATTAGCAACTCCGACAGTTATACCTCCTGAGTTTGCTAAAGTTGCATCATTTGAAGTAACTGTTTTAGGTTGTTGAAATCTTTGTGGTCTTGTATTTTGTAAAGCAATTGCATCCGCAACATTATGTCTTCTTCTTATTTGTGGGTGTTTAGGTTCAAATTCTGAATTGTGTACTAAAGAACCATTCCATTCTTTTACCATTTCGTTGTAGGGAAAAGCCATACCGGATCTATCAGATATTGCTTGACTTCTTTTTCCTGTCGCCCATTTAGCCATAATTATAATCCTTCAGGGTAAAAATTTTGCGGTGTAATATAAGTAGATGCTCTTTGACCATCCTCATCTAAAGCTCTTTTTATTTGATCTTCATAAATTAATTTATTTTGTTGTACTAATTGCGGAGCTTTTTTCATTGCCAAATAATAAGCAAGACCAGCTACCATACAAGGTAAAAATCTATAAACAACATCTGGGTCATCTGTGTAAGCTCCAGCGTCTTCAATACGTTTAATTACATAGTATTTTAAAGTTGTGTAAGTGTTTAAATCGGGAGCTTGGTATAAATATATTTTAGGAGTAGTTGCTCTATCAACATAATATTGAGATGGTTGACCTAACGCTAGTTTGTTGGGTAATGCAGAATAGGCAGATCTGTCCATTTTAGTTAAGGAAACATCTTGAGTATTTACTGTGTTTGCGCCAGCTGCAGTTGTTGAAACAAAAGCTTCTAAAACATCATTTACACCCGGAGAAACACTATATTCAGCCTGACCGCTAACCAAAGCATTTTCATGTAGCGCAACTTTCCACAAATGAATTCCTCTGTTGCCCCATTCAGCAAATAATAAATTTAAACTTCTTCTTGCTGATCTAAGATCATATCCAGAATTTGTTGTTAAGCCACATCTTTCATAACCTTCGTCAATTATTTCATCAATATTTAAATCAAAACTAGTTGTTCCAGAAGTTGCCATTAGTTACATTGTCCTTTTTACGATTATACAATTTCTTAGATTGTATCACTTTAGGCTTAAATTTTGAAGACCTTAGGCTTTTTATTATAGGGTTTTTTTTTAATATATACTTTTTTCTTTTTTTCACCTCTAGCACCTCTTAATTTTCCATCAATTTGTGCAGTTATTTGTCCTCTTCCAATTGCCATTATATTAAATTCTTAGCCTTTCCTATTACTGGTTTATATTTAGTTTTTCCTTCTGACTTATATGCATGAAAAAACTGAGCACGTCTACCTTCAGGTATCCAACTGGCATGTATCCATCCAGAATTAGGCTCACCTGGAGTGTAAAATTCTAAAATTAATTGATCTGTCTCAAGGTTCTTTTTTACCCAATCAGCAACTTCAGCATTATCAACACCCACACATTCAAAATCAACAGCTTCAGCTTTAGCATGTTGTGATTGTACTGAGCTACCCACAGCTATACAAAGTTGTTCACTACGAAATCCTGAAGTTATTTGTACCCTACCAAAATGATCTCTTACAGGCTGTAATACATTTTCACATAGTTGTTTTAATTTTTCAATCTGTCCCGCATTAGGATTGTTGTTTATATCTTTACGAATTGCAGTATCTGATTTTATTAACTCTAATAATGTGAAGTTACGACTTAAATTCATAATTTTTATTTACCTCTTACTGAATCTATGAAATTGTACACTCTTCCAAATTGTTTATCAATAGACATTAAGTCAGACTGGATCATGGTCACTATTAACTGAAGTTCTATAAGTGTGACAAGGGTCCATGTAGCGAGTCCCATTAGGATTGTACCAAGTAATCCTATCAATGCTGTATTAGTTTTCCTGTTCATTTTCTATTTTTATTAGTTGTTCATATATCGTAGCTGTCAAACCCGGAGGAGCAGGTACAAAACCATATTCACTTTTTACGCACCCTGATGTTAAAATAAATATAATTAAATATTTCATTTTTTCTTTTTATTTTTAGGTTTAGATTCAAATATTTTATTCATCCAATCAGTATAACGATCTAAAAAATCACAAAATTTATATATAAATTTATCTATCATACGGGTGCTACTAAGATTGTTAATACAACAAATGCAATAATAATTATTCCTGTAAAATAATAATTCATATACCCACACTCCATATTATCTATTTTTTCCCTGTTAATGTACTACGCATAATTAAAAAATTTCTAAAATCTTGTTCCATTTGTTTTATCTTTTGTTCCATTGTTTTAAGTTTATCATTTGTAACAATAGTATTACCCTTGTTAGTTTCTATATTTAACAATAAATGACTTTGGTTTTCTTGTATTCTAGCAATGTATCCAATTTGATTTTTTAAATCTGTTTTTTGTATTTTCTCAATTGCTGCTTGATTTTGATTTATAGTTTCTGTTAGACTTACGATGTACTTAACCCCTGTAAATGTTCCGACTAAAACAGACGCAACTACAGGAACCATCACTACATTTTTTTTTAACAAATCTACTATATTCATTTATTTTTTATTTACCTCGTAAAACATTTGATCACTATCTTCTGTAAGCCAGTCTTTATTTTCAACATTCCATTTTGTAGTTTGAACCGAATAGTCTGGAACCCCATCACCAACAGTATAGTTAGGAGCGTCCCACAGAATGCGGTTATTAGGCTGAGCTGCATAATTACCGTCATCAAGAGCCAAAATATGCGCACACTTATGTTCAGCAGGGATTTCAGAATGTTCTGTGTCCAATATATTACCTTCTGGGTGGCCCCAATCAATTGTAAATAAATACTCAAAAGGGTAATTTTTTTTATCTTTACCATAATATTTTCCACGCTTACCTCTTAAAAAACTGAAGCAATGAACACTAGGATAATAACTAAAACAATTCCACAATTGAAGTTGGTCGATAGGCATATCGGGCACTTCGGATCTATTGAATTTTTCTTGAAAAAACGCTGATATAGGCAAACGCCAAAAACACGCACCATTTGGTAACATGATATTAAATAGGAGCGCACGATCTGTGATAGACGTAACACTAAATACACAGCAATCTTCAGATAGTCCATGATGTTTTTTAAGATCATATAAATATTCCTTTCTTATCTTACAGTATATAGGTGGTATATCAGCATTCAAGTAGGCCATGCGTTAACACTTCCAACGTCTTCTAGCCTGTCTCAATCTTGAGTTTGGATCTTTTGCAGCATTGGGAAACTTTTTCATTTGTCCTAAGCTTCTTGCGCAATATGATTTCCTACGTGCTGATCTTTTTTTACCTGGGTTATCTTCTGTCACTGCAGTTGATAATTTACTTCCAGGATTTTTTCTTCTGTAAGATGCAACACCTGCAGCAGTCATACCTGCACCACTTTTAGTAGATCTAAAATTTTTTTTATTTCTAGTAGGCATATTATCTCCGCCTCTACTAAAACCTAGAACATTTAGTCCGCTCTTATTCATCTTAAGTAAATGTAATAGTTACACCACTCGTTCCAGATATTGTTGCATGAATGCCTTCTAAGAATAGTATTCCAGATCCTGGTAAATACATATCTAGGCCTTCTTCACCAAATAAAAAAGTAGCTATTGTTGTGCCAGAAGCTCCACCACTTTTAAAAATAATAGATCCACTAGCTGAATTACCTTTTCCTTGTATAGAAGTAAGCCTTGCTCTTCTACCAGTAGGAACCATTTGTGCAGTTGCAGTAGCGTGGGCTACCGACTGATCTGATGTAAAACTTCCTCCACCTGACATAAATTATCCGTTCGTTGTAGTTAAATTAGGTCCTGAATACTTATCTGTTAGTAATGTGTAAGCTGCTATGTTTGTTTTTGTTTTACAAAAAATTCCTGCAGGAAATAAAATTCCATCTTCTGGGAAATTAAAATTAATAACATCTCCACTAGGCACGTCTGCAATAAATAAAGTAGCTCCAGAGTTTGAAGTAGTTGTTAATTCTAAAAGACCAGCTCCACCAGCATCATTAGAAATTATAATACCTTTTAATCTTATTGGTTGTGCAATGATTGCTGTAGCCCCTGCTGCTGCTGCAGATCTTGTTGCTTGTATATCGCCCTTAAAAGCCATAAAATTCTCCTGTGTTTGTGGCTCCCGAAGGAGCCACTAATTATTTATTAAGCTGCCCAAGCAAGAGTGCCTGTTACTGCTAAAGGATCTTTACCTGAATCAAGTCCCACGTGCCATAAACCATTTTCAGTACAAGAGAAGTAAAATATACTTCCGATTGTAATAAAATTAGTAATTGCATTTGCTGCTGTAAAAACTAATGCGCCTTC